TGGTTGTTGATTTCTATCCTGTTAAAACATGGGATAATAAACTAATCTCCAATCGTATGTTAAAAGTATTATCTTTCAGAGGTGATATGCAAAAGAAAATGTTAATAACCCGTCAGGAGTTTTATTATCAAGTAAAGGAATATATTAAGGATTATAAGTATCAAGTAACAAGCGAATATATGCCAGCACAGTATATTAATGAGGAGGAATATTGTCATGTATAGTTCACAAACCTTTGGTAGAATCTTCTGGGTAGATGATAAATATGAGTTCAAATCATGCCCACTAAATGTAGACGGAACAGGTGATTTTGAGTTAGAAGATTATGTTTCAGAATGGCAAGATTGGGGAGGAGTAGATTATGATAAACTCTTTAATATTCACAAGTTCTGTATACTTAATAAGATCAATTACGCAGGGTCATTAACACATAGAGAAGCATCTAAGTCTAAAATGAATGTATATAACGAAGAATTATATGAGCAAATAGTATTAGATTATGAGTATAGATTCCCGAAGTTCGATGATATTAACTACCCTATACATTTAACCCAACACTAACACTTTACCAAAAGCTATTTGTTATGAATCAACCCGAATTACCACCGATACTTAATACTAAAGAATACGAATCATTAGTAGAAAAGTATAAACAAGAAGAAGAAAGACAACGCACTTACTGTTACAAACCTTACCGCACTTTACGCAATTACTAACAATGAAAAAACTTAATTCCGTTGAAAAGTATGAACTAATTGAGCAATATGTAGAGATACAAATTGATAACATGCATCACGATCATATAGTGCAAATAGTAACAGATATGCTCACAGATTACTATGAAAAGTTATCAGATAGTGAGTTAAAAGAGTCCGTTGATTTATATGATTCTGAACTATTTGATGAGTTAGTTGATAATGTAACCAATACAGATCCCGTGGTATATAACACACAAGGAGGACAATCATAATGGCAAACTATCAACAATGGTCACAAAGTTACTTCAGTTTAAGTAATCAAGAACATGCAATTAACAACAGTTGGTTTACATCTATGTTGTCAAAATTAACAGATGATGGTATACTTTATGTACCAGTATTAGGTAAACAGTTTAATAAGCAAGGAGAAGAAGTTTGAGTCTTAAGGATTACATAGGCAAACCAAAAAGAGATTGGAGTGATAAACAATGGATTGAATTTTGCTCCGTTCAGTTACACAATCCTTGGATAACTGAAGAGGATAGATGTTATTATAAGGAGAAATTACATGATCTAAGTAATAACAAGAATGAGTGAGTTTTCCACAGTTTATGATACTTTCTGTGGAAAACTATAGGTAAATGTATTAAATAGGGGTTAAAAATGCTCTTATAAATATACATCTCCGTTGTAAAGGTTTTCCACAGTTGTTGTTAAATAGAGGGTTAATATGTGGAAAAGGTGTGATTTATGTGTGGAAAATGTGCTGAGATGTTGTTATCTTAGCGAGCATAGTATAACACGAACTCGCTAATATTACCAGACCTCCGTAATATTTTGTAACCCTAATCGTTTTTTTATAGTGTTAGGATTCAGTTATAAATACACACACTAATTGACAATATCTCTTATTATATGCTAGAATCTCATTAACACTCTAAGGACTCTAATCTCATGTCAGTTTCTTACAATCAAGGTATAAAGAGTAAGTATAGAATAACGCTAGAGATTGACGCACTAGATGACTTTAATCCAAGACAAATTGATTGGCGTAAAGTATTAGATATGCAAGACAATGAGACAGTAGAAAGTGTTATCGAAGACCTGAGTAATCCTGTCAGTTGGTAACATTGAGGGGGACGGATAAAGCGTATGTTAAGTATAGACCAAATCACTCAAGTCTCTAAAAGGTTAGTGATACTTAAGTAAACACAATTTCAATCTTATTATGTCAAACAGTACAGCACAGTTTGTAACACCTAACTTTGCAGAATTCTTACTAGAAAATGCAAACAATGGTAATGAAATCTTAGCAGTTTTAGATGATATCGTAGAGGGGGCAGATACAGCACTATAAATGATAAGAACTGTGAGGGGGCAGTTAGTGTTACTTTCCCCTTTACACAGTTGTTGACATTTAGCAGTGTAATATGCTATAATTCTTTATACCGTGAATGAGCAGTGTTTTGCGGTTCGTTGTTATTTTGTGCGGGGCGGCGTTGCTAAAAACGCAAACTACCCTAACCTACAGAGGTGACAAACCGAGCTAGATATATAAATTTAAAAAAAAATTCCCCTACATGTAGAAAATTTCGCCAAGTTTTTTTCGACCATAGGGGTTTTTTAGTATTTGCCCCCATAGAGATTATGCCTACTACCTATCACATATATGCAAAGGATACGGTATTGTATTGTAATATAAACGAGAAGGATTTCAAAGAGAAGTGGGAACTACTACAAGTAATGGTAGGGTTACTGAAGACAGAGTATTCTACCAGAGACTTGTCGTATATCAAATTAGGGGGAGATGGGTCGGTTATCCAGAAAGAGTTATGGGAAGAAGATTCATATTGACATTCTACATATATCAGTCTATAATGATTATGTAATTACAACACGCTATGGCAAAAGGATTTACAGTAAAAGCCAATGCACCCAAAACCAAAAAGAAAGAGGATTGGGACATTGATGCTATTAAAGCAAGAATGAAAGGAAAGCAGATTGTATTCTGTCTTCCTGGTCGTGGAGTATCATACATCTTTCTGAAGAACTTTGTGCAGTTATGCTTTGACATGGTTCAGAATGGTATGTCAATCCAAATCTCACAAGACTATTCTTCAATGGTTAACTTTGCAAGATGTAAGTGTCTCGGAGCAAATGTCTTAAGGGGTCCAGATCAGATACCTTGGGACGGTAAACTCGCATATGACTATCAACTCTGGATTGACTCAGATATCGTATTTGATACAGCGAAGTTCTGGCAGTTATGTGATATGATGGTACCAGAAGACGCAGTTAATGAAGACGGCACAGTAGACGAAGAGAAAACCAAAGATATCGTCTCAGGATGGTATGCAACAGAGGACGGTAAGACTACTTCAGTTGCTCATTGGTTAGAAGAGGATGACTTCCGCAAGAATGGCGGGGTTATGAATCACGAAACCGTCGAAAGTATCTCGAAAAGAAAGAAACCTTTCACAGTTGACTATGCAGGGTTTGGATGGTTGATGATTAAGAAGGGCGTATTTGAAGCAGAGGCAATGAAGTATCCTTGGTTTGCTCCAAAGATGCAAGTCTTTGAATCAGGTGCAGTTCAGGATATGTGTGGAGAAGATGTTAGCTTCTGTTTAGATGCAATCGAAGCAGGATTTGAGATCTTATGTGATCCTCGTATTCGTGTAGGGCACGAAAAATCACGCATTATATAATGAATCCGATTAAGGAATGGGTAGAGCACCATCTACCCAATAAAAATAATGAAGATTTGTGGTATTTGGCATCGGAAGTATTGACAGAACTCTCTAAAAGAGATAAAGTAAGTTATAGGATTCGTGCAACAGACGAATCCATTGAGAATAAACTCCAATCTTTGTAATTAAATGCTACTTCTTTCGTATCTCGGTCTAGCAGCGATTCTCGCATTATGCATTTTCGCTTGGTATATCAAAACTTATAACCCTCATTAAACATGGCAAAAACAGTTAGTTGGAATTCAGAGCAACATATAGAATCAAAACCGAAAAAAACTCGTCAGGGAAGAGGAAAGCATACCACCTATGGGGCGACCTCTCGTAATGAAGCAAAAAAACGCTACCGTGGACAAGGTAGATAAATACAAGGGACTCGAAAGAGTCCTTTTTTATTGCAATAATTCAAATGAAAGATTTTTTAGACAATCTGGGTAATCATCAACATCAAAAAATGCTACGAGAGATAGCAAATGATGACCAAACTCCTAAAAAAAGAGATTTGAAGGTGGAAAATGACCTATATGAGCCTGATGGACTCGATTATGAGGTAGATTTAATGGGTCATGGTGCCAATTCTACTAACCTTCAGGAATTTTAGTAAGAAACCCCTATAAATAAAATATAATCGGTGTAATATAGTGCCTGTACAAAGGGTAAGTCAAGGTTTTAAAGATATAAGTATGTCATTCGGGTCTAACCCACTGACAGATGACCTTATTGCGTTAAAAAATGCGAATGCAATATCAAGATCCGTAAGAAATATCGTTATGACTCTCCCAGGAGAGAAACCTTTTAACCCAAACTTCGGATCTCGTGTATCTTCACTCTTATTTGAGAATATGGATGTAATTACATCTGGTCTTATTCTAGATGAAATAAAAACTTCTATCAGTAATTATGAACCAAGAGTAGAATTGATATCAGTAGATGTAGATCCTGACTTTGAAGGTAATTCATATGATATTGTGATTGTATACAATATAATAGGTGCCGATATACCCCCACAGCAATTACAATTCGCTTTAGAAGCAACTAGGTAAAATGCCATTAGTTAACTTTTCTAACCTTGATTTTGATCAGGTTAAGACCACTCTTAAAGAGTATTTGCAAACAAATGCTAATTTTACAGATTATGACTTTGAAGGGTCTAACCTTTCAACCATTCTGGATGTATTAGCATACAATACATACATCACTTCATACAATGCCAACATGGTAACGAATGAAGTATTCATTGACAGTGCTACTTTAAGGGAAAATGTTGTTTCGTTAGCAAGAAATATAGGTTATACACCTCGTTCAAGGACTGCTGCAAGATCAACGATAAGTTTTACAGTAGATTTGACCTCAGTTATACCTGTTCCTTCATCTTTAACACTTAAAAAAGGACCAGTAGCATCAACAACCTCATCTTTTGGTAATTCTTCCTTCGTTTTTTCAATTTTAGAAGATATTACAGTCCCAGTTTACAATGGAGTAGCATCATTTAACAATATTAGCATTTATGAAGGTACATTACTGTCAAAAGATTTTACTTATAGTTATTCTGACCCAAATCAGAGGTTTAATTTACCAAATACTGGCATAGATACCACTTTAATTAGTGTAACTGTTAAAAATAACCAACAATCAACAACTGGAACAAAATACGCATACCAAGATAGTCTTTTTAACATTAATAAAGACTCAAATGTCTATTTTTTACAAGAAATTAGCGATGAGAGGTACGAAATCTTCTTTGGAGATGGAATTTTTGGAAAATCTTTAACAGGAGGTAATTTTATCACTGTAGATTACATTGTTTCTCATGGAGATAGTGCAAATGGCATAAATGGATTCGCATTTTCAGGAAAATTAAGTTATAATCGTAATAATTTAGACTATTCTGTTACAAGTGGTATTTCTTTACTTACAACAGGTCTTACTTCTAACGGTGGAGAGAATATTGAGAGTGTTGAATCAGTTAAAAAGTTTGCACCACGCATTTATGCCTCTCAAAACC